GGCCCGAGCTGCCCGATCGCGCTTTGCGTGCGCAGCAGCTCCGCCCGCGCGGCCGAGCCGTCGGCGTTGAGCACGAGACGGACGGTGAGGTCGGTCATGACGCCATCGCGCGCAGCGCCTCGCCCTCGAGCGTGCGCACCTGGTCAAGCAGCAGGCCGGTCAGCTTCACGCCACAGGCGCGCGCGACCACGGGCAGCGCCGCGTAGTCGAGCCCCGTCGGCATCGCCTTGAGGCCCGCACGGCGCCATTGTGTGCCCATCCGCACGAACACGCTCACCGCCTGCCAGTTCTCGGGGAACACTTCGATCCTGGCCGTGTCACGGGCCGCGACCGCCTGAGCCACTTCCGGCGCAGCCCCCAGCGCTTCCGCTTGCCGCTGGCGTTCCATCGCCGTATCCGCACCGTCGCGTGGCTCGGCCCAGGCGCGCGCGACGGTGATCAGTTTTTTCGCGCGGCCGCGCCGCTCAGCGCCTCTGCATAGGCTTCCGCCAGCCCTGTCAGCACGTAGGGGATGGCCAGCATCGCGTCGGCCGCATCGGCGGAGTAGGGGACCGGTCGATTCCCCTCGTCGACCACCTCGCTCCACGCCACCAGCGCCTCCTTGAGCAGCCCGACGGGGTCTCCCGTGTGTTTGGCCATGACCTGGCGCGGCAGCAGCCGGAACCGCGCGGTGAAGCGCTGCACCTCGTGCAGCCCGTCATCGACCGGCACGCGCACGGTCACCGGCCAGGAGAACTGCGGATCCTTGGCAAGCACGAACATCTGCGCACCTCAGCGGATGGAGAGGGTGATCTCGTCGTCGCCGGCGTTCGGCAGCGGCACGAGGTCCATGTCGAGCATCGCGATGCCGTCGCTGTCGCGGTAGCGCGGGTTCAGGATCTGCACGCGCGGCAGGCTGATCTCCGCGATGTTGCCGGCCGAGGTGCCCTGCTGGCAGCGCACCAGCACGGGCGTCTGCGCATCGGCGATGGCGAAGAAGTTCTTGGTCGCCAGCGCCGGCGCCTCGATCGACACCGTGGCCGCCGGCGTCCGCCCGGTGATCTGCACCGACCGCGTACCGACCAGGTCGCGATAGACGACGTCGTTGGCGTGGGTGTAGCGGACGCTCTCCATCGCCAGCGCCGAGAACCCGTCGATCTCGATCAGCGGCGTGTCCACAAACCCGACGGGCCGCGGGTCGCGCCAGGCGGTCAGCGTGACCGAAGGCAGCGCCACCGCCGTGGGCTGCGTGAAGAACGCCTGATACTCCAGGCGCAGGCGCGGGAAGGCATTCGCGTTCAGCTCGAGCGACCAGGTTCCCCTGCCGCCGAGGCCACGGTGTTGCGTGCCGTCGAGGTTGTAGATCAGCGTCAGGCTCTCCTCGCCTGACGAGACGGGCGTGTAGTCGACCCGGGTGGCCGGGACCACCGTCTGCGCCATCGCGCAGCCGCGCAGCAGCGCACCGAAAGCGGGGATGTCGCCGGCCGCCCCAGCACCGGCGAGATCCACCGTTGCCGAAAGGCGCATGCGCTTGCCAGCCAGCACGTAGGGCCGCGCACCGAAATACGGGCGGATCAGCGGCCGCTCGATGCGCTCGGCCTCCATGGGCGTGACCTCGGCTTCCTGCAGCAGGATGGCGTTGGCGGCACCCGTGGGCACAGCATCCACGCCATAGGTCGTCTCCACCTTGGCGAGCGCGGCGACGCGGTTCGTGCGGGCCATGACTCAGCCTCCCTTGCGCCTGGTGGTCGCGGTGCGTGGCGGCAGCTCGGGCAGGTTCGGGTCCACGAGCTTGCCCTGGTCGATCGGCGTGCCATCCGCCTCGCGCGGCTGCGGGAGTGCGGGCGTCACCGTGCCGCCGATGCGACGCCGCGTGCCGTCGGGCAGCACCTCATAGGCGCCACCGGTCTGCTCTGAAGCCATGCTCAGACACTCCTCAGCGTGCTGCGAACCTGGAACTCGCTCTGCCAGACGACGTAGCCCTCGGCCGCATCGATCAGCCTACCGCGCACCGCGGTGATGGCGTCCACATCGGGCCAGGGCGACCAGCCGATCAGCGCCATGGCAGCCCAGTCACGCACAGGCTGCAGCGCCTGCGCCGCCGCCTCGCCGCGCGCATCCCTAAGGCTCGCCACGATCAGCACCACGCCGATCGTCTCGGTCAGCCGCTGCCGCACGCCCGAGGTCGCAAGCCCGTTCGGTCCGGCTTCCTGGGTGAGCTCGATGACGTAGGCGGCCGGGCAGCGCGCCGCCGGCGGCGGCGCCTGGAGCGCCGCATATTCCGCCGCGCCCGCGACGGTGCGGAACGGCGAGCCTGGCGCGGAGGACAGGCGCGTGATGATGGCCGCGATCATGCCGCACCCGCGCCGCCTGCCGGCCCCTGCCGCGCGACACGGGCGCGCAGCCAGTCGGTCGTGATAGCGACGATCTCCTCACGGTCGGCCGGGTCGATGCCCAGGAACGGCCTGGCCGGAACGGTCACCTGTCGCTTCGTGACGAACTGGCCACCGATGCGAAAGCGCAGGCCCTTGGCCTTCTTTGCCCGGATCGTGGCGCCGAACTGGTGCACCGCGGCGTAGCTGACGTTGGTGCCTATCTCGACGCGCGACGCGGTGGGGCGATGCGTGATCGAGGCGCGCAGCCTGCCGCTGTCCACCAGCGTCTGTCCGCTCACGGTCTTGGCGCGAAGGCTCTGTTGCCACGGCACGCCAGCCGGCCCGCGCTGATCCTCGAACCGCTGCTGCGTGCTGGCCACCAGCGCGGCTCCGATCAGGTCCATCAGCGAGGTCAGCTCGCGCGTCGCCTCCGCCGCGCGGCCGAGCGCTGCGCCGATCTCGGCGTCGTTGACGGTGATCTCGACGCGCGCGGCCATCAGCCGGTGAAATCCCGGAGCTCGCTCCGCGACAGCCGGCGCGCCGGCGCCTCGAACCGCACCGGGCCTGAAGCCGGCGAGGTCGTTGGCGGCGCGGCGCCGGCGAGCGCGGCTCGGCCATCGGCGATGTCGCGGAGGAAGCGGACTGCGTCGTCATAGTCTCGCCGCACCGTCTCCCCGGCCGACTTGCCGTGCAGCTTGTACCGGGCGATGGCGAGGCAGGCCTCGCGCAGGCTCGTGGGAACAGGCGCAACGGGAGTGGCGTAGCGCACGGCCAGATAGCCATCGATCTCGGCCGAGGCGCCATCGAGGGCGGAGGCGACGACGGCAGGGTCAATCGTGGTGCCGCCGGCGCGGTTCGTCAGCTGAACGAGCTCGTCCGTGCCGAAGCGCGTCTCAAGCTCGGCCTGGCTGGCATAGGCCATCGGTATCAGGCCCCGTTGCGGGAAGCGCGCCGGCGTGGCGCGGCGGCAGAAGGCGCCGCATCGGCCTGCGAAGGGGTGGCAGCCGCCGGTGCCGGCGCGCCCGTCCCAGCGAGATCCTCCCCGCCGGGCTGAACCGGCAGCGCGCTTGGCGGCTCTTGTGCGCTCTCAGCAGGGTCGCCCCGCACGATCACGCCCGCGGCCACCAGCTGCGCCGCGAGCGCTTCGTCGCACTCGATGACGGCGCCGATCGGGTACGCCACCAGGTCGTGATCGAGCGGGGAGATGACCTTGAAGCGCTGCATGGCTCAGGCCACCGCGTTCTGGAAGAAGTAGCCGAGGTCGTTCGCGCTCACCACCTCGGCGACGCTCTCGCCGACGCGCACGCGCGTGCCGCCCAGGATGCCGGCATGCGGCTCGGCCATCTGACCGGAGACGCGGCCGCCGAACTGGCCGGTGAAGCCGAAGGTGGTGCGCATCTGCGGCCCGGCCTGGCTGTCGCGGTGCAGGAGCGCGCAGTGCTTGCCCCACACGCGCTGCATGTTCGCCGTCTGGCCCTTCCGCGCGGTGTTCAGCCAGCCTTCGCCGACCAGCACCTCTTCGAGCTCGAAGAGCGCCGCCACCTGCTCGCGGGTCACGATGCCGGCGTCGTTGGCGTAGCCCATCACCGCCTTCACGATCTGCGGGTGCATCGACAGCCGCGTCCACGCCTGGCGGCCGATGACCATGATGTTCGCCCGCATCACCATGGCATCCAGCGCGGTGGTGATGTTCACGAGCGGCGTCGAGTTCGTGTAGTCCGACCACTGGCTGGTGCCCGACAGCGTCTGCCGCTGCGTGGCGGGATAGGTGTTCAGGTCGAACACGATGTCGGCGACACGCTTCTCGCGGTCGAGCAGCAGCAGGTCGGTCAGCCCCTCAACCGCGCGCGCCACCGGGTCGTAGTTCTCCGGCGCGTTGTTGATGTCGCGCTGCGGGATCACGTCGTCGAGGCCGTAGTCCTGGCAGGCCGCCGGCAGCTCGACGGCCGTGAACTCGACCTCGTTCGGGCGCGAGCGCCGGCCGACGCGCGTGTCGGGGATCGTGAACCCCTCGGCCATCGTGTGGCGGAGATACTTGAACTCCTGCGTGCCGACCGGCACGCGCGGCATGACCCCATCGGCGATGAGCCGCGAGTTGCGGTAGCGGACCGCGATCGCGGTGAGCGTCGGCTGGATCGGAAACGGCGCGTTTGCCATGGATCAGGCCTCCTCAGCCCTGGAAGGAGCCCGGCGCGAGCAGCACCGGGATGATGTCGCCCGCCGAGGCGGAGGTGAGCGCGATGCCAATGACGCGGATGTTCGCGCCGGCCGAAGCGGTCGCGGCGATCACCGCGCCGTTGGCGTCGGCGGTCAGCAGCGCGCCGCGCGTGATCGTGCCGCCGGCCACGGCCTCGGTGACGCCAGACACATCGACGTCACAGCGCTCGCCGGAGACGGCGCCGCCAGGCTGGCGGCAGACGCCGATCAGCGCGCCGGTCGCGGCCGAGGCCTGCACGACGGCGCCGTCGGCCGAGCCGGGGATGACGACGCGGTTGAGGCCGATCGTGCCGCCGGCCACGAAGTTGCGGGTGAGGGTCGGGGTCACTGCTTGCCTTCCTTCTCGACGAGCCTGACGGCCTCGGCGAAGGACAGCGCGTGTCCCTTGTCGGCCTCGGCCTTGATCAGCGCCTCAGCGGCGCGGGTGATGGAGTGATGGTCCGAGAGATCCGCGCGCGGCACGCCGCCCCCGGCCACCTCGCCGAACGTCACCGCCGGCGGCAGCCCGTTGAGCAGCGCCTTCAGCGCATCGGCAGGCACCATCTCGCCCGCCTCGCCGAAGCTCAGCGGCTTGGCGAGATCGACCGCGGGGTCGGCCAGCGTGTCCAGCAGCTGCACGACCAGGCCGCGCGAGGCCTGCGGCAGGCGCGAGGCCTCCACCAGGCCATCGGCGAACCGCACGGCGTCCTCGCGGCGCCGCTCGCGCTCGCGCTCGGCGATCGCGGCCTCGCGGCGCGCGATCTCCTGTTCCCGCGCGGCCAGGGCGGCCTCGCGATCCTGATCGGGCATGAGCTCTTCCTCTTTCGGTGTCGGGTCGTCGGCGTAGGCAGGCCCCGGCGCGGGCGGGAGAGGCGGCATCGCCTCGGCCACCGCGTCGATCTCGGCCGCGGGCAGCGTCCTGTCCGCCTGCTCCTGGCCGAACTGGGCGATCAGCATCTCGCGCATCCGCCGCAGCAGCGACGCGACGATGCCGAGCGACCACGTCTCTGCGAGGTCGACCACGCCGTCCTCAGCCGCAGCGAAGGCGATGGGCTTGAGGCCCTTGACGGCCGGCGGCTGCGCGCCCAGCACCCCGACATGGCGGAGATACCAGCCGCCGGGCTTCGGGTTGTTCGGCGCGGCGGGGCTGTAGAGGCTGATCGAGACGCGCTTGAACCGGCCCGCCCGCACCAGCTCGGCAAAGGCGGGGTCAACCTGGTGGGGCTCGGCCAGCAGGATGGCGCCATCGAGCCGCAGCGCGCGCACCCACCCATAGGCCGGCGCATCCACCTCCGGGTGGCCGACGACGATCGGCGCCTCGTGCAGCGCGGGGTCGTAGCTCTCGGCCAGCGCCGCGACATCGGCATCGCTGAAGGTCACGGCCCTGCCGGCCATGTCCACATGCCGCCCGGCGCGGAACACCTGCATGGGTGCCAGCGATGCGGCGGCGGGTGGGCTCGGCGGTTCGGTGTTGCGTGCGGCTGTCATCGGGGGCACCGTAGGGATGCGCGCCGGGCACCCTCAGGCTGATGCGTTTCAGCCTCTCAAGGGGGCATCAGCCCCGCTCCGCCTCGATTTGGTCCTCCTGGCCGCACCACCCCCGAAAAACATCGACGCTGAACCCTAGTTTGAAAGCGATAGAGTGGCCTCTGGCGTCCGGCCGGTAGGGTGGGGGCGGAAAACGCTTCAGGCCCTTCTACGGCGATCCTAGAGGCTCGACCCTGAGGGGGTGCGAGCGGCCAGACGTTCGGGTATGGTGGCGCTGTGGCCGGCAACGCCGAGACGGTAGGCGTCGGGCGCTCCCGCAGGGGACTGTCCGAGAGGTGGCGAACGCCGCACCACCCCGGCCACGACACCACACCTCAGAGTGAGCCTGAGATCAGCCTGTAGCTGTTCTCGTCCGTCAGCACGCGCGTCTCGACGAGCCCGGCAGTGATCACGCCGCTGCCGCGCTCGCGGCTGCGCCGCCCCGCCTCCTGCCGCCGCTCAATCAGCCCGCTCCGCACCACGATCGTGCCACGCCGCGCATCGTCCGGCCGCAGCGGCGTGAAGATGTAGAGCAGCTCGCCGCCCTGAAGATCCAGCAGAACAGCATCCGGCTCAGCGAGCAGCTGCGGCAGCAGCAGCGCATCCGGGATCGCGATGGCCTGGCCGCGCCGCACCTTGTCGGGTCGGGCCAGGTGGATCAGCTCCGCGTCGCGGATCCACACCGCCGCCGTCGCCGGCGCGCGACCGGCATTCCTTACCTCCGCCAGTTGCTGCGGTGTGAGAACGCCGATCACGCGCATCTCGCCACGCGCCGCGCCGCGCTGGAAGGTCGCTGCCGCCCAGAGCATGAAGTCGGCCGCCATTGCGGCCCGCACGTCCGGCGCCCAGTTGGCCGCTGCCGCGGCGCCGAGATCGGCATCAACCGCCAGCAGCGCATCGTGCAGCCGGCGCGCGGCGTCCCTCGTGCGTGGCGAGACGGCGCTAGCCTCGGCAAGCGACGCTGGCGACGCTGGCCTGGTCGCTGCGCCGGCCGCAACGACGGGCGGCGCTGCGATGTCCTGCGGCGTAAGCGGCGCCTGCCATCCAGGAAGTGATCCGCCGCCGCGCGCCGCGCGCTCCGCCTTGCCGACGTTGTGCGCCCAGCCTTCGTCAATGCCTGGTGGGAGCTCGACGATCCTGTTGCCGTCACGCCCGCGAATGCTTCGGGGCAGCGAGCCGGTCGGCGGCGCGGGATCCGTGATCGTGAAGCCGAACCGCGCCAGGTCCCGTTGCGACAGGCTCTGCACGGTGCACCGGCAGCCCCAGCCATTCGGTGGGTAGTGCGTGTCCCAGAAGGGGTGATCGACAGGCAGGACCGTCCCGTGCCAAGCGCGGTGTGCCGGCCGTGTGCGATTGTCCAGCACCGCCACGTATCGGACGTAGGGCCGGGCCGACTTCATCCGTTCGATCTGCGCCCACTTGCCAGCCGCATACGCGGTCCGAAGGTTCGTCTCGAAGATGATGCGCGAACGCCATCCGAACTTGCCGCGCAGCTCGAGGCCAGTGCGGGCCACGATGTCGCGAAGCTCGGTGCGGAACTGCTCAAGGGTCGTGCCGTCAGCGATCGCGCGGTCGATCGCGACACGGATCGCCTGAAGCACCTCCATGTTTCGGACGCCGGCGACCGAGAACGACGTCGCATAGGCCTCGGCCGAGAGATCGCGCCAGGTGTCCGTGCCGATGTTCAGCTTGTCGCGGAAGAAGCGGATCGCCTCGTCAAAGGGAACCGCACCAGGCTGCGGGGCGGTAGCCACCTGGCTACACCTGGTCGGCGATGTCGTTGCGGCCCGTCAGGCCCGCCACGATCAGTGCCTGGGCCATCAGCTGCGCCAGCCTGTCGTCGGTGATCGTGGGCGCTAGCGCGACCAGCCCGTCCGCCACGTCCTGCAGCGAGCTCGCACGCGCCACCAGCGCCTCGATGGCCGTCATGACCGGATCGGTGCCGGACGCCATCAACGCGCCGAGCTGGTCGCTCAGGTCGTCGGCGGCATCGCGCTCGGCACCTTCGGGCGGCAGTGTGGTCCGCCGACGCGCGGCGCGGCCGGCTTCTGCGAACATGCACGCCAGTGCATCGCCTGGCTCGGCGGCAGGCGCGGCCGGCGTCTCGACCCAGCCTTCGCCATAGGTGCTGGTGACGTACTCGATGGTCGGTCGGAACCCCATTGAGGCGACCTTCACGTCCCGGTCAGCCTGGCTTGAGAGGTCGCGTGGCTCCGACACGTCCCACCACAGGCGCGGCCGCGGCGCGGCGGGCATGTTCACCTCGACGATCCACTGCACCAGCGTGCGGTTCAGTGTCTGCGCCACCATGTCGCCATCAGCGCGGGTGATCTCCAGCCGCACCTCGTTCTGCACCTCGCCCAGCGCGCGGCTGCCGCCTGAGCCGTTTGATGTCGTCAGCGTCTCGCCGAGTACGAGCTTGGCGATCGCCTCGTCCATGTAGCGCGCCAGCGCCTCGTAGCTGTCGAACGACCCGCTGCGCTTGGCCTCGATCAGCTCGATCGCCATCCCCTCCGGCACGATGACGCCGGCGTCCGTCGCGATCGATTGCAGCGCGTCGAGGAGCTTCTTCTGCTCGCCCTCCGGCGTGCCGTTGGGGTAGCGGCCGAGCGGCGTCGGCTGTGCGAACTTCTCGAGCCCACCAAGCCAGAAGGCCACGCCCTGCCGCTTGAAGAACACCGGCCAGAACAGCTGGTGCCCGAGCCCGAGCCCCCAGGGGTTGTCGTAGCGGCCGCCGAAGCGGAACACGATCATCTTGCGTTCCGGCAGCGCCTCTCCTTCGATCGGCCGTGACCGCGTCAGCAGCCGGAGCTCTGCCTCGCCGCCGCCTGCCTGAGGCTCGGCGAATGCGAAGCGCCTCGGGTCGCGGTGCTTTGCCGCGACCGGCACCACCAGGCCCTCGCGCACGGCCCACACGATCTCGATGATCGACACGCCCTTCATGATCGCATCGAGCATGTCGAACACCAGGCCCTCGATGCCCATGCTGCCGAGGACCTCGGTGACCATCTCTGCCGCTGCCTCGGCCGCCTGGTTGCCGTCCTCCGCTGGTTCGACCTCCCAGCGCCGGCCGACAAGCGCGAGCTTGCGCTTCTGCAGCACGGTCGCGACCTGGTCGTCACGCTCAAGCTCGTCGTACAGCCACAGGCCCTTGGCCTGGCCGCGGCTGGCGAGCGTCGCGTCCTCGGGCTGGATGCGGTTGCCGAACAGCATGCGGTTCGGGTCATTGCCGATGGTCGCGATCTCGCGCCGCAGCTCTGCTGGCAGCCGTGCCATCCTCAGCCTCCCACGTAGTCTGACAGGCGCGCGCCGACGCGGGCGCCGAAGCTTTGATGCTCGATCGCCCCGGCCGGGTTCTCAGCCGCCGCCAGCGCCAGGAACAGCGCCCAGGCCCTGTCTGCGTGCCCGTCCGTCTCGCCATCGACCACGAAGCGCGGCACGCCGGTCGCGCCGACGGCCTGCTTCAGGCTGTGCAGATCGGCGCGCAGATCAGGGTCATCAGCCGAAATCCTGAGCGTCCGGTCCTGGAACGCCTGCTTGGCGAGCGTCGCGAGCCGTAGCTTGGCCAGCGCCGTGAAGATCACGCCTTCTATGCGCATCGCACCCCAGCGGCGCTGCGCGTCCTCGACCGGCATCTCGCCCATGCCTGTCTGGTCCATGCAGACGCGCATCACGCGATAGCTCTGCATCACGCGGTCGAGCTCTGCCGCCTGTGCGGCGAAGCTCAGGCGCCGCTCGGACACCAGCTCGCGCTGCCACAGCACGTCGCCCACCCGCTCCAGCACGATGATCACGAACAGGTCGCGCCGGCGGCCGATATCCACGCCCACGAAGCACGGCCCGCCCTCGTAGCCCCCGGGCTTGCCCGCGGCCTCGTGGGCCACGCTGTCGATGACCTCGTGGCTGAGCCAGGCGGAGGCTTCATCCAGCCATTGCAGCTCGTATTCCTGCGCCCAGGCATCGGGGTCGCGCAGCGCGGCGCGCAGCGCGGCCACGTCGCGCGGCAGCCCATCAGCGACCGCGCGGTGGATGTCCACCACGTGCTTCGACCACACCGGGTCCTCGGCCGCCATCAGCTGGTAGAACATGTTCCCCCGCCCATTCGGCGTGGAGGTGATGCGCAGCTTGAGGCCAGGCGCGGACACAACCGGGAACAGCGCGCGCCAGATGCTGCGGCTGTGCTGGTGGAACGCGAACTCGTCGAGGAACACGTTGGCCGAGAAGCCGCGTGCCGTGTCCGGGTTCGCCGGCAGGGCGGTGATCTTCGACCCGCCGGGCAGCGCCACCTCCAACGCCTTCACGCGCGTCTCCGCCCCGACCCAGTCATACTCGAGCGCATCGAACGCGAGGCCGTAGGCCGCGGCATGGCGCTTGACGCCCTCGTTCATCGCCTCCGACGCCTGGCGCTCGCCCCGCGACAGGATCACCCACCTGGCGCGACGCCCCTCGCTCAGCGCGTGGAAGCAGTCATCGACGATCTCCGCCGTGGTGGTGAAGGTCTTGCCCGTCTGGCGCGCGAACATCCCGATCTTGAACCGCGCACGGTCCATGAACCAGGCCCGCTGGTAGGGGTAGAGCGCGAGCGCTGGTGCCGTCGTTGCACCCGTCGTGCTCACGCAGTCTCCTCCTGCGGCGGGATCGTGGCGAGCTTGTCGGCCAGGTCAGCCGCGGCGTTCAGCGCATCGGCCAGCACGCGCGCTTGCTCGGCCGTATACATCAGCGCGAACCGCTGGTTGCCGCGCTGCACATGCACGTTCACGCCTGCCCGTGTCGCCGTCACCGCCAGCCACCTGCGCTCGACCTTGCTCATGGCACGATCCCGTAGACCTGCTCGCGGATGGCAGCGAGCGCCTCGCGGCTGATGCGCCTCTGCGCCGCCTCGCCCTCGATCACCTTCACCGCGGCGTCGGCGCGCTGCTTTGTCTCATCGCGCAGACGCGCCTCGATCCGCGCTTTCACCTGGTCAACGCCGACCAGGTCCTTCACAGCCCGGGCAAGGTAGTGGATGTCCTTCGGGTCGGCCGAGGTCTTGTCGGCCATCGAGGTGAAGGCCAGCGTCTTCAGCATCTCGGCCAGCAGCCGCCCCACATCGCCGTCCGGATCGGCCTTGAACTGGCTGACCCAGCGCCCCGCCACCTCCTGCGCTTCGCGGTAGCGCGCCAGGCTGTCCTCGAAGTCCTTCCGGTAGCGGCCGACTGCGCTGCGGCTCGCGGTGCCGCCATGCGCGGCAATCAGCGCGACCAGCTCGTCGATCGTCGCGCGGCCTTCCCTGATCGCTGCGTCGACCGCCTCGCGGATGCGAGGATCGAGCTTCGCTATCGTGCTGCGGCTCCTGCCCACTGCCTCAGGTTCCCGGTCGGCGACGCTTCACGCCGGGCACCGTGGCACGCCCGAGCGCCACGTCTCCGCCCCGCTCGGTCAGCGAGGCGACCATCAGCCCTGCCGTGTCGCGCGTCGTCACCAGCCCCTGCTCCGCCAGCCAAGCCAGGTCTCCGCGCACCTGGTCGGCCGCGGCGACGTGGCCGAACTGCGCCAGCGCCGTCTGCAGCAGCGCCTCGTTCGCCGTCGCACCGGGGCTTGTTTCCAGAAGGATCAACAGCGACAGGCGGCGATCCGCCGCGAGCGCCTCGAGATAGCCGCTCACGGCCCAGCCCTCTTCATGTACTCGTCGATCAGCTCGACCTTGCGCATGTGCGACGTCAGCAGATCGCGCGTACCCACAAGCTGAGCGTTTGCGACCTTCACGTCTCCCCGCAACGCCTCGATGGCGATCGAGATCGCGTTCACCTGCGCCGCCGTCGGCAGCGTGTCCAGCCGCGCCTCGACCGCCATGACGCGCTGGTCGATGTGGTGCACCTGCTTGGCCACCGCCTCGACCTGCTGCACGCTCGCTCGGCCTTCCAGCATCTTCTGCACCTGGGTGCGGAAAGCCCAGCCGAACACCGCGATGCCAAGCGACACGGCCAGCGCGAAGAGGCCCTGGAACTTCTGGAGAACCTCCAACATCAGCGCCGTTCCGTCGCCGGCATGCCGGCGGCCGCGGCGGCATCATCCATGAGCGCGCCGGCCACCAGCATCCGGCGGTGCGCCGCCTGCACCCGCTGCCACGCCTTGCCCACGCCGTGATGCAGGCTGATCAGCACGATCGCGCCCTGGCCGTCGGCGGCGAGTTCGGCGGCGCGCAGCTGCTGCACCGCGGCCGCGAGGCCATCGAGAGCGCCCGCGCGCTCGGCCCGTGCGTCAGCAAAGTCCCCTGCCGCCTGGTCCCAGAGGCTGCGCGCGCTCTGCCTGGCGCGGGGCGTGTTGAGTGTGGTCACATCGCCTCCTGCGTGGGGCTTGCCCATCATCGCTTCGCATCGCAGGATGGTGGTTGCATCGCACAGCCATCAGGCTGACGGGCTTCAGCCGCTCACCAACGGCGCAGGCAGTCAGGGGGCGCGGCACCCGCCACCGCGACCCCCGCAGCGAGAACACCCGCACCTGCTGCGGGCCCCCCTCTGTCTGCTCGACGATCAGGCGCGTCTCGTCGGCCGTGAACTCGTCACGGTGGCGGTTATAGAGATTGAGCACTGCGCGCTGGTGTGCGAAGCCAAGGGGGGCACCGATCTGATGATCCCTTAGCCAGATCTCGCCGTCCATGCGGAGGCCATCCAGCGCGAAGGCGCCGTAGCGAAGAGCGATGGTGGTGGTGTCGTTCATTGTGGGCACAGGCCCCTCCTCTCATCCGGGGGCGCCTGGCGCCCCGTTTGCTGAAACAGATCGTCAGAGGGCGACCAGGCGCGCAGCTTTAGGCAGGCGAACCCACCTTGGACACGCCTGCCCGCCACCCGGGACATAGGGAACCCCCATGTCGTGGGGGAGGCGCCTCTGACAACCGCCTGGCGTCGGCTTTCAGTCCTTCGACAGACGACCGCACGAATGAGGATGCCGGGCTTCATGGACGCCGCTCCTCGGCTTCGCACTCGGTGACGGCTTCCAGAAATCCAGCCGCGCCATAAGGATGCCCCCAGACTGACTTCAACGCTGTCCGATGCTCCACGCGGCTCCCGCCTTCGCTGAGCCCATGGATGGTGATCTCCCACATCGGCATTGCGTTCATGCCCGGAAGCTGCGTCAGCAACGTCGCGCGCGCGTCACGCTCGCGGATCACTGGCGTCAGGATGTAACCGGCGGGCTGCTGCTTCTCGGTCAGGCACGCCAGCATGGACTTCCAGTCAGTGCGCACTGTCACTGTTTCCGTTGGCGCGGCGTCGGGCATCATTCACATCCCGACGCGCTGCATCCGCCGGATTGCCCCGCTCGAAGTCAGCGTGAGCGACGAAGAAAAGGCCCGCAAGGGTTTCCCCTGACGGGCCTTTCCGTTGGCGTGAGCGGCCGATCAGCCGTCCGACTGCGCCTCCTTGTGCACCTCGTTCGACAGCTCATCCAGAACCTCGCCCATTGGCGTTGTTGCCGATCGGATGAGCTTGGCCAACCGGAAGGGCGGGCTCGGCACCTCAGGATCACTCATGGATTCGAGCAGGCAGCACAGCGCATCGAGTGCGCAAAGCCCGTGGTCAATGATCCTGTACTGATCCTTGTCCATCACGCGCCCTCCCCATCAAGCGCGAGGCCGGGCTGATCGACCGGCCGCAGGCGGGGCATGGAGGCGAGCAGCTTCTCCAGCTTCCGCACGCGGTCGAGCTCGGCACCCGGCAAGCCAGCCAGTGCGGCCAGCCGCCGCGCCTCGAGCCTGAGGCGGCTCTGCGCGCGGGCGTGCTCGCTGTCGTTCGCGGCCGCCTCGTCGAGCTTCTCGATCGCCTCCCTGATCAGCGGGTGAGAAAGCACGGCCTGCGCCTCCTCGTAGCTGGCCATCGGATCGGCATCGGGCCGGGCAACGGGTGCGCGTCCTTCCAGCAGGTCGAGGATCCAGCGGCGGAACCGCGCCGCGGGCTCGGTCCGCGCGAGCATCGCGAGGAGCCGCGCCCCCCGCAGCGAGAACACCCGCACCTGCTGCGGGCCGCCCTCTGTCTGCTCGACGATCAGGCGGGTCTCGCCGGCGGTGAACTCGTCACGGTGGCGCTCGAAGAGCTCGCGCGTGCGCCGGTCGCTTGAAAAGCCAAGGGGGTGCGTGATTTGCGCCACCCTTAGCCAGATCTCGCCGTCCATGCGGAGGCCATCCAGCGCGAAGGCGCCGTAGCGAAGAGCGATGGTGGTGGTGTCGTTCATTGTGGGCACAGGCCCCTCCTCTGATCCAGGGGCGCCTGGCGCCCCGGGTGTTGGAACAGATCGTCAGAGGGCGACCTGGCGCGCAGCTTTAGGCAGGCGAACCCACCTTGGACATGCCTGCGCGCCACCCGGGACATAGGGAACCCCCGTGTCGCGGGGGAGGCGCCTCTGACAACCGCCGGTCGTTGGTTTCCAAGCCTTCGACAGACGACTGCACAATGGCGCGCCTCCCTCTGCGTCGTCAAGGGCGCAGCAGCCCCGCTGCAATGATCGCTGTGATCCTCATCCTGCTCTCCTGTCGCTGAACAATTCCCGCTGCCGATCATCGCGCAGCTTCGCCTTCACCGCATGCACTGATCGCACGTGCAGACCCGTCGCGGCCGCGATCTCGTTCGCCGTCCTGCCGGCAGCCGTCATCTCCGCGATCATGCAGCGCCGCAGCCGCGCGTCCTCGCGTGGCCCCTTGGGGATCACGATCCGCTCCAGCTTGTCGTGACGCTCGATCAGGAAGCGGAGCACCTTCACGCCGAGCTGCCGCGCGATCGGATGATCGGCATCCGCCTCTGCTGGCAGGCGCAGATACTGGCCACCCCAGCCGCGCGCGAGGGTGAGCGCCGCGTCCTCGCCGAACGCATCG